ATACCAGTTCCTTGTGTCGCGCCGAGCTTATGCGCGGGTGATACCAGTTCCTTGTGTCGCGCCGAGCTTATGCGCGGGTGATACCAGTTCCTTGTGTCGCGCCGAGCTTATGCGCGGGTGATACCAGTTCCTTGTGTCGCGCCGAGCGTCTGTGTGTGCACGTCATCACATGATCGCGGATAGTGCAGCGCCCGGACTTTGTTAGTGCCACACTAACACACGATACCAGTTCCTTGTGTCGCGCTGGGCCTTTGTTCGCACTAATGTTCGTAATGTTCGGCTAATGTTCGTTTTATCTAGTTATCGATCGTACATTTGTGTTTGGTGACACCCAGTGGCACTTACCGCCATGCACTAGCATAACCTGCTTATCAGCTTTTGTAGTTTATTTAGTTTTCTTATTATATATATATATTGTTCGTTTTAAAGAAAGTTATATACAATAGGGAAAGTTAGTGTGCCACTAACAGTGTTCGTTTTTGTACGTCCTTGTCCTCCCCCCTCCGAGCGAGTTCTCACTTCTCAAAATAGCGAACATTGGAACATTCTATGTATATCAATGACTTGCTTCCGAACAATGTAAGAACTTTACACGAACCAACAGAACATTACACTTCTACACACGTTCTGACATCATTGGACATATCTCGCTATTTGTGAGATAATAGTTATGTTGGTGAAAGGTTTAATGGTTACTACCTCTCACCAACAACTTAAACTAAATGTCACACAGGAGAACGACATGTCACACGAAATAGATGTTAGTGCCGCACTAACAAATGAACCCGCGGTAACAGCACCATCCATTAGCTCTTCATCTATGTTGGTAGAGTTAAGCATCAGCACATGGACTGGGCGCAAGCTAGACAAGCGTGCATCAAAAGATGTCACCACAACCAACCATGCCGATGCAGGTATCGCAAACGTCCACAAGAAGCTACTGGGCAACTGCGATGAACTCACAGCAGTACAGAAGTTTACCGCTAATGTTCGTAACCTACATTACAGCATGACAATGCCGTGGTCTGATACTGGCCTTCGATTACTACCGACCGCTCAGTATTTCAAATACCACCAAGCCATGACCGAGGTCCAGAACGAGTACAGCCGGATGGTTCAGACGTTCATCGACACGTACGACTGGGCGATCAGTCAGTCACAGGCCAGACTTGGCAACTTGTTTTCACACGATGACTATCCATCGGCCCAGAGCATAGCGAGTAAGTTCAACTTCCGCTTCTCATATATACCGCTACCAGATGCAGGTGATTTCCGGGTGGACATTGGCAACGAGGGTAACGAGTTAGTACGTGAGCACTACCAGTCGTACTACTCCGAGCAACTGACCAACGCCATGAATGACGTATGGCAACGAGTGTTCAAAGCTCTGACAAAAATGTCGGAGCGTCTCGACTATGCCGATCACGAACAGAAGAAGGTGTTTCGTGACACGCTTGTATCCAACGTGGTCGATCTCGTCGAACTACTGGATGTGTGCAACGTAACAGGTGACAGTCAGATGTCAGCTATGCGTATGAAACTGGATGATGCCCTACGTGGTATTACACCAGACGCACTACGTGAGGATGGCTACCTGCGTGCAGAAACTAAACGTGCCGTTGATGATGTCATCAAGTCACTTCCATCAATTGACCTTTAATCAGTTAGTGCCGCACTAACAACAGGAGAACTATCATGAACTCAGCAACTCAAATGTACGCACTTGGATTAGACCAAATCGCAACAGCAATACTCAACGGTGGTAACAAGCGCACCATCCTTGTCCAAGGGCACATGGGTACAGGTAAGTCATCACTACTTGGCACAATAGTCACACGCTTGGCTGGCAAGCTGGGCATCGAGCACATACCGTACTCGTGCTACTTCGACTGTACTACTAAGGACTTGGGCGACATCACCATACCCAAGATGAACCGACTCGATAACACCGATTACGTTTCGTACGCGACCAACGAGGAACTGGGCGCACACCACAAGACCCCCATCGTTCTCATGATTGATGAGTATGGCAAGGCTAACCCTGCGGTGAAGAACGCACTGTTACGTGTCATGTTGGAGCGCAAGATCGGTGGCTACGAACTGCACCCTGACAGCTTGGTGTTTGCGACGACTAACCTTGGTGCCGAGGGTGTTGGTGATTTACTACCACCACACGCACGTAACCGGATCACGGTGATCACCGCACGTAAACCTGACAACATGGAGTGGATCGAGTACGGTATCAACAACGGTGTTGACCACACGCTACTTGGTTGGTGTAAGGACAACCCCCATTTGTTTCATGGGTTCGAGGATGTCAAAGACCCCGATGACAACCCCTACATTTACCACCCCAAGCAACAACGCACCGCGTTTGTTACACCGCGCTCACTTGAGGCCGCGTCCGACTGGCTCAAGGTACGGGAGCACTTCGATGATCAGACGTTAACAGGTTTACTCATGGGTACTATCGGTGAACGTGGCGCTATGGACTTGATGGCCTTTGTCAAACTGTCCGACCAACTACCGTCATTGCAATCTATCAAGGACGAACCCAAGACAGCCAAGGTACCAGACAGTGCCGCCGCCGTGTGTATGGTTGTTTACCGTACATTGTCCACGATAGGAGGAGACTGGATCGATTCATGGATGGACTACATGGTGCGCCTCGACAAGGAAGCACAGGGCATGTTCGCCAATGGTTGTAGTGCTGAGAAGTACGTGCACCGCAAGGTCGTGATGACCAACAAAAAATTTACTCAATGGGCAATGGACAATAATTACATGTTCGCCGCCGACAAGAAATAGGAGAAGACTATGTTAGCAATAGGTAAACAACTCACCCCAGAGCAACGACTGTTCAAAGCTGTCGTTGACATCATAGGCAACCCCAAATACGTTGCCCTCGCAGGTGTCCTCATGATCGGTGATCGTTCGGTGGAGGACAACATACCAACGGCATGTACCAACGGACGTGACGAGATGTATGGGCGAGGCTTTGTTGACTCGCTCAACGATGCAGAACTACGATTCCTTGTACTGCATGAGGTATATCACAAGCTGTATAAACACCTCACGACGTGGCGACATCTGTACGACATGGATGCCCAGCTTGCCAACCAAGCGTGTGACTATGTGATCAACATCAAGATTGCAGATGACAACAGAGATGGTTGGGCAGTCATGCCGCACGGTGGGTGTCTCGATGTGAAGTACCGTGACTGGGACAGCGCCGCAGTATTCAATGACCTACGTGACAACGGCTCACCACAAGATAGTGGTGGCGACACCGGGCCTGACAGTGATGGATCAGGTGGTGACGGCTTACCACAAGATGGCGACGAGGGGTCAGGTGACGGGCCACGTGGTTTCGACAGCCATGACTGGGATGGTGCCGCCGAACTTACACCAGACGAGCAACGTGAGTTAGCACGTGATGTTGACGAGGCGATACGTCAGGGAGCGTTGATCGCGGGTAAGTTGGGGTCAGGTGGTGATCGTGATCTTGAGGATTTACTTACACCGCAGATAGATTGGCGCGAGGTATTACGTGAGTTTATTCAGACCACGTGTGCAGGTAGTGACTACTCGACATGGCAACGACCGAACAGACGTTACGTGTCATCAGGTTACTACATGCCTAGCGGTATCAGCGAGCAGGTGGGTGAACTGGTCATCGCCGTTGACACGTCAGGTTCCATTGGTCAGTTAGAACTTACAGCTTTCATGTCAGAGATACAGGTTATCTGCGACACGGTGCACCCTGAGCATATCCGCTTACTCTACTGGGACACACGTGTGTGTCAGGACGAGAAGTACGACATGCACCAGCTAGACGAACTCGTGAAGACTACCAAGCCCAAGGGTGGTGGTGGCACTAATGTTGAGTGCGTTACCAACTACCTCACCGAGCATGGTGTCAAGCCACAAGCCGCAATTGTTCTCACCGACGGGTACATTGCTGGATCATGGGGTCAATGGTCTTGCCCTGTGTTATGGTGCATCTTAGATAACAAAAGTGCAAAGCCCGATACAGGTAAGCACGTAAACATAACATCAAGGGAGATGTAACACGGACTACCAAGAAGCATTAGAGATAGTCGAGGCTATCATTGCAAGGCACTGTGAGAAGTTACGGAGTGAGGCCGAACTTCTCACATCATTCGGCGCACGTAAAACTGTGCTCAAACAAATCAACGCAACTAATGATGCGTTCAACAAAATCAGAAATAGCTAAGTTAAAGGAGAACGACAATGGCTAGGCACGAACCTAAACTTGTTAGTGAGGCACTAACAGTAGGCGGTACAGTTACCAAAAACACTAACGGTATACCCAACGCTGACGTCACCCGCTTCGCAGAGCGTGTGTGTAAAGAGCTATGTGTGAAGATGACCCTACGTGATTTCCAAAGCTACTGGCTATACCGAGACGATTGCCCCTACGTGTTGGGTTGGGTGGCATACGGTGACTATCGTTATGAAGGCAATGGCGCGCCCATGTATATCGTGCAATCGCGTACGATTGTGAACGGTAAATATTCTGAGTACAGTTCACAATACCATATGAAGATGTCTACGAATGTGGATACGGCACTACGCAATGCTAAGACGTTTATACGTATGATGTCACCGCGAGAGCTAGCAGTCACACGTATGCGAGACGCATCGAACGCAGTGGATGGTGTGGTTGACGTAGCAAAGACCGAGTACAAGGAGATACGCGACAAGGTGATCGACGTGGAGTCGGGCAGGCACACCTCACGTACCAACGAGGGTTCTTCTCTTCTCAACGAGTTACGTCACCTGATGAACAGTAACCACGAGTTCGTAGATGCTATGTTCGGAGAGAACCTAGCTACGTTCTTTGCCAAGCAAGAAGAATTGGTTAGGTTACGTAACCGCACCATACCTATGTGGTTTGTCCGAGTGTATGAACGCAGGGAGCAACAAGTGTTTGATGTTATCGCCATCGACAAAGCTGAGAGTCCCTACAGTGCAGAGATCAGTAATGACGTGAAACGGTACACGACAGACACGTTACCCGAGGACATCATGCAGAAACTTTCTGTGCTCAATATCCTGCAAGCCAATGATTACGTTGATGATGTTGGTTTCTCTGCGGGCGAGGGTATGTTCTATGTCATACGATAACGACTTACCACACGATGATAATGTATACCGCGTCTACGTAAGTCCACACACCAACGCTGTCGAAGTGTCATGTATTGGCATGGAAGTTGACAGCGTGGTCAATGGGGGGTACGATTCGGTAGATGCCCTTCCTTTGTGGATGCAAGAGAAGGTTGCCCTACTCATGATGACACCATTGGGCAAGCCAACCAGTGAGGTCGAAGGAGTAGGCAGACGGATTGACGATAATGTTTATTGGATATTCCGTGTGTAATGTTAGTGTGACACTAACAAGGGGGGTGGCGAACCACCCCCCGACTTTGATTTTGATACCAGTTCCGAGATACCAGTTCCGAGGGGAAATTGAAAAAAGAACGAGAATGTATGGAGGGAGGGGTGACCGAACGCTACGAAGAATGCAGCGGCTGCGGCGGTGATGGCGATGACACCAGAAGCAAAAGTTAAGAAGAAAGTAACGGCGCACCTAAAGGTGTTAGGAGCCTACTACTTTTATCCAGTTACTGGGGGTTACGGTAAAAGTGGCGTTCCAGACATCATCGGATGCTACGAGGGTAAGTTCTTTGGTATAGAATGTAAGGCAGGTAAAAACAAACCAACGCCCTTGCAAGAAAAGAACCTATCTGATATAAAGAGTAGCGGGGGCATAAGTCTTGTCATCAACGAAGACAATATAGATGACGTGTTGATCTATGTTGGCGGTCAGAACCGCGACCCACGACAGCTTGAGTTGGATTTTGAAGGCTCACCTGTTTAGACACTGCACAAATTGGAGATTGTTATGGGATACACTGAAGAAGGTATCGGTTATCAGCGTAGAGATACAAGTCTCGCCGCCGCTGAAGATAGCACAGGTAAAAAAGTTACCTTACGCGAACAAGTCTACACACTACTAACCAAGTCACCCACCCCAATGAGCACTGAGGAAATCGCGCAACATTTAGAGCGCCCTTATGTTTCAGTCCAACCACGCCTGTCTGAATTATCTAATGATCGACGTGTGAGGGATAGCGGAAAGCGCGGCAAAACCCAATGGGGTAAGGCGTGCATTCTATGGGAGGTGCCACATGGCGAAGCAACGCACTAAAGCTGAGTGGATCGCCATCGCAAATCATTGCGTCGAGGCGTACATAGTCGCACCCAAGTATTCGCCAATGCGTTTATTATTTTCATGGGGCGAGAAGTACACACGGAAGCAAGCCGCCAAATCCCCTGAGTAACCAACCACACCGCTGGGCCTTAACCGTACGAGGGTCTTGTGGTCACTTGTTATATCGTACGAGCAATAGGAGAACGACACCATGACTAGTAAAGCATCCCCCAAGGCCGACAAGGTATGGGCGTATTTAGTTGATAATAAAACAGCCACACCTGCACAGGTCGCAAAGGCTACTGGCGTATCGTATGGGTATGCTTACAAGTTAATGCAGAAGATCGGCACACCGAAAGAGGTGTTTATCGCAGAGGAGGAAGCGAAAAGCACCGCAAAAAAGCCCCTAACCTCTGGGGTAAACTCAGAGGGTTTTTCTCGCGGTCAAATTCTTGATACCGCTAAGTCGTACGTAACTAAGGATCGTGCGGCTGATCATGGTGGCATGGAAAATAACTTTTCTAGGATAGCAGATTACTGGGCGGTGCATCTTGACCACCCTGTATCAGCTACCGATGTTGCTGTGATGATGACACTTCTAAAAGTAGCACGTATTAATTCTAATCCGAAGCATCCAGACAACTGGGTGGACGGGGCAGGTTATATGGCGTGTGGTGGCGAGTTAGCAGGGGGGGACTTCTAATGGACTTAATCACAATAGATTTTGAAACATACTACGACAGGGATTTTTCCCTGTCTAAGTTAACTATAGAGGAGTACATACGCGACCACCAATTTGAGGTGATTGGCGTGGGTATCAAGGTGAACAATGAAGGAACTGAATGGGCAGGCGGAACACGTGAACAACTTAAACAATACTTACACACCTTCAACTGGGCAGAAAGCATGGTTCTCGCTCACAACACTTTGTTTGATGGTGCCATTCTCTCTTGGGTGTTTGATATTCATCCTCGCGTGTATACCGATACTTTGTGTATCGCCCGTGCTTTACACGGGGTGGAAGTTGGCGGTAGTCTCAGGGCATTATCTGAGAGATACCAGATTGGCACTAAAGGAACCGAAGTCTTAAATGCTTTAGGTAAACGTCGAGCCAATTTCTCTGAACAGGACTTATCGTTGTACGGTGACTACTGCATCAATGATGTCGAGTTAACATACAAACTATTCAACATATTTTTGAAGAAGGGCTTTCCTAAACAAGAACTGATGATGATTGATCTGACGTTGCGAATGTTTATCGAACCAATGCTTGAGTTGGATATTGGGTTACTTGAACAGCACCTTGAAGATACACGTGAACGTAAGGATCAGTTGCTTGAGGACGCAGGTATATCTAAGGAGGACTTGATGTCCAACCCTAAGTTTGCCGCTGTGCTTGAGGGGCTAGGCGTTAAACCGCCTATGAAAATAAGTTTACGTACAGGGAAAGAAACATTCGCGTTCGCTAAGAACGATGAAGAGTTTAAAGCACTGGCTGATCATGAGGATGATCGAGTGCAATCAGCAGTTGCCGCACGTCTAGGCACGAAGAGCACCCTTGAGGAAACACGTACTCAGAGGTTTATAGATATAAGTAAACGTGGGACTTTGCCGGTCCCAGTAAGATACTACGCCGCGCACACTGGACGGTGGGGTGGTGATGGCAAGATCAACATGCAGAACCTACCTAGCCGTGGGCCAAATGGTAAGAAGTTAAAGCGTAGTATCCTCACACCAGAGGGCTACACGTTGATTGACTGTGATAGTTCGCAGATTGAGGCACGCGTACTCGCATGGCTTGCAGGTCAAGACGATCTCACACAAGCGTTCGCTAATAACAAAGACGTATACAAGGTCATGGCTTCTCGTATCTATGGTGTTCCCGAAGATGAAGTAACTAAAGACCAACGGTTTGTAGGTAAGACTACGATCCTTGGCGCAGGTTACGGCATGGGTGCAGTGAGGTTTCAAGATCAGCTAAAAGGCTTTGGGTTCGATATGGAACTGGGCGAAGCACGGCGTGTCATAATGATTTACCGTGAGGCTAACTGGAAAATCAACCAGTTATGGCGCAGTTGTCAGGACATGATCAGGTATATGGTCAACGGCGATACCATACAGATAGGTAAGGAAGGTGTGCTAAAAGTCATGGGGTCGGAACGCGGTATCTTGCTTCCTTCAGGTTTGATGTTACGTTATGACGACTTATCAGGTGAGCAAGGTGAGCGTGGCGTTGAGTATAGCTACAAGACACGGCGAGGTCGCACCAGAATATACGGTGGAAAAGTGACCGAGAACGTATGTCAGGCGATAGCGCGTTGCATTATTGGTGAGCAAATGTTACAAATCAGTAAGAGATGTCGCGTTGTGCTAACTGTGCATGACTCCATCGTAGTATGCGTAAAGGACGAAGATGTGGCTGAGTCACAAGCATTCGTCGAGAAGTGTATGCGTTGGACACCCGACTGGGCAGAAGGTCTGCCAATCAATTGTGAAAGCGGATTAGGAAAATCTTACGGGGATTGTGCATGAGTGTAGCACCGTGGTCGTTCAGCAAGATTAAGGCGTTTGAACAATGCCCCAAACAGTTTTACCACGAGAAGGTACTCAAAGAATATCCGTTCGTACAGACCGATGCGATTCTATACGGAAATGAGTTTCACAAAGCCGCCGAAGATTACGTTGGTAGTGATACCCCTCTCCCTAAGAAGTTTGACTACGCGCAAGCAATGCTTGATTCACTCAACGCCAAGCGTGGGGTGAAGTTATGCGAACAAAAGGTAGGCATAACCGAAAACCTTACACCTTGCGGCTTTTACGATAAAGATGTTTGGTTCCGTGGGATCATTGACTTGCTAATTGTTGACACGTTGGGGGAAACCGCATGGGTGATTGATTATAAGACTGGTAAGAACGCACGGTATGCCGATAAAGGTCAGCTTGAACTAATGGCCTTGGCAGTATTCTTACACTACCTCGAAGTAAAGAAAATTAAAGCAGGGTTAGTGTTTGTAGTCAGTAATGATCTTATCAAAGCAAGCTATGACGAGTACGACGAACAAGAGTTATGGGTTAAGTGGCAAGGCAAGTACAATGCTATGAAGACTGCCGCTGATAAGAATGTTTGGAACCCACGCCCGAATGGATTGTGTAAGCGGCACTGTCCTGTAACCGTATGTCCTCACAATGGGAGTAACTAATGCCATACAAAAATAAAGCAGATCGTAAGAAACAAAAGAATAAACCTGTCGATAGTAAAGAATTTAAGGCACGTATGGAACGTCAGCGTGCCCGTCGAAAGATGGATAAGACAGGTAAAGACGCTAACAAGAACGGTAAAGCCGACAAGAGAGAAAGCAAAGACGTAGCGCACAAGAAGCCGTTGTCACGTGGGGGGTCTAACAAAGACGGCGTGTCAGTACAAAGCCGAAAGCGTAACCGTTCGGCAGGTGGAGCCTTGAGTAAGGGCAAAAAGAAATAAGTTAGTGTGACACTAACACCACGCCGCAAGGCGTTGCGATGGAGAACGAAGTGCAGATATTGGATAACAAGGCGCTATTATTGCGCCTAAAAAACCCCAACAAAGTTACTAAAGTTGTCGAGAAGAGTCGAGAACTATCAGATAATAAAGTGGTGGTTAACTGGGGGGTAGACGAAGTGCACACCCTCAAGAAGTTAAACATTAATGTACCCTCACCTATTGAGGGAAAGTACCAATGGTCTGGTCAGGACACACCGTACGAGCATCAAAAGACCACAGCCGCATTCCTTACGATGAACCGCCGAGCATTTTGCTTTAACGAGCAAGGTACAGGCAAAACTGCGTCTGCTATCTGGGCATCTGACTTTCTTATGATGCAGGGTAAGGTAAACCGCGTATTAGTTATCTGTCCGCTGTCGATCATGGGTAGCGCATGGCGCAATGACTTGTTTAGTTTTGCCATGCACCGCACGGTTGACGTGGCTTACGGTGCTAAAGAGAAGCGCAGAAAGATTATTAACCAAGGCTCCGATTACGTCATCATTAACTATGATGGAGTCGAGATTGTTGCCGAGGACATAGCCAATGGTGGGTTTGACTGCATCATTGTGGACGAGGCCACCCATTATAAGAACGCACAGACCAAGCGTTGGAAGACACTGAATAAGCTGTTAACCGATCAGACTTGGTTATGGATGATGACAGGTACACCTGCGGCTCAGTCACCATTGGATGCGTACGGTATCGCTAAACTAGTTAACCCTGTCGCTGTACCTAGGTTCTTTGGTTCGTTCCGAGACATGGTGATGTATAAAGTTACCAACTTCAAATGGGTACCGAAAGAGACAGCTACCGAGACAGTATATAACGCACTGCAACCTGCGATCAGGTTCACAAAAGAAGAGTGCCTTGATCTGCCCGACATGGTGTATGTCAAACGAGAAGTTGAACTCACGCGCCAACAGAAAAAGTATTACAAGGAACTTAAAGATAAACTTGTTTTACAGACAGCAGGTGAGGAAATAACTGCGCCCAACGCCGCCATCAACATGAGCAAACTCCTGCAAATATCTTCTGGTGCGGTGTACACCGATAACGGAGAAGCATTGGAGTTTGACATCAAGAACCGATACAAGGTTCTGCGTGAAGTAATCGACGAGAGTAGCAAGAAGGTGCTTGTGTTCGTGCCGTTCAAACATACGATAGATATACTTACAAACAAATTACTCAAAGATGGTATAACCACTGAGATCATTCGCGGTGACGTATCTGCACCGAAACGTACTGATATATTTCACCGATTCCAAACCACCCCCAACCCACGTGTACTGGTGATACAACCACGAGCCGCCGCTCACGGTGTTACGTTAACAGCCGCTAACACAGTTGTATGGTGGGGGCCAACCAGTTCATTAGAAATATACGCCCAAGCTAACGCACGTGTTCACAGGTCAGGACAAGATCATAAGTGTACGGTCGTACAGCTCCAAGGTTCAGCCGTAGAGAAACGTGTTTACACACTATTAGACAACAGAATAGACGTACACACAAAAATGATTGATCTTTACAAAGAATTACTTGACTAAGGTATTATACGATAGTAGAGTGAATCTCCCGACATATTTTGTCGTGCGATTGGGAGAACTAAAAATGAGTGAGGACAAGAAGTTAGCTGAAAAGCTAACGCGTGTTTACTTAAAAATCCGAGACAAGAAAGCACAGCTTTCATCGGACTTTAAGAGACAAGAAGAAGACCTTAACCAGAAACTGGATAAGGTCAAAACCGCGCTACTCGACTACTGCAAAGAGCAGGGGCTTGAGAGCGTAAAGACTTCAGAGGGGCTTTTTTACCGTTCGGTGAAGACTCGCTACTGGACCAGTGATTGGGAAGCCATGCACAAATTTGTTATGGAGCATGACGTACCTGAGTTTCTGGAAAAGCGGTTGAATCAAACCAACGTAAGAACTT